AAATGTCGGACGATTGATAGAATGATTGGCATAGTATCTCCTTTGTCTTTTCAAAGTACCGCTGATTAAACTTACAGTCTCTTTGTCTAGGGTCTATAAAGCTACCCCTACTGCAATTCATCCAAGGTTCCCAGTAATACCTTAGCTCACAATTACGGGACCGTCTTGCCCATTTATTGACGTTTAGAGCGGCACCGTCAGTACCGTCCATATCAACTATACAAGGTGCAACTGCTTTAGGATCACTTCCATGTGATTCACAGATGTTTCCTTCAAGACAAAGTTGCCGGTAAGGATTGTCCACCAAAACACAAGTAGGCATAGCAACAGATACCCGATCAGCCAAAGCTCTTCGTGCTCGTCCATTTAAATCACACTCCAAACACGGTGCTATAAAGCAGGTTAAACTGCCTCTAGCTTTCGCTAAACGTTTTGCTGTTACTTCTAATACACGATTAAATCGTCTGTTAAGTCTGGACTTAGGGATATGCACCGCTCTACTAGCAGACGCCTTGTTGTAGCCCCACAACACCTCATACCGGCCACACCGCTTGTTACGCATACAAGGTGAGTTGATAAGATGCACCCGAACTACCTTGTCTCTATCGTCCTTTAAAAGCCTGTCAGCACACTTACAATCAGGAGCAAAGGTTTTCTCTAGCCAGCCAATCTCAAGTGGCTCAAAGCCCTTATAGAGCTTTACAGTGGCAGTACAGTTCCAATCCTTATGACAGAGAGCTAAAAAACTAGGTGCTGCTGTGGCTTGTTGTGTCCATAAAGATACTAATAGTATCGTTATGAGCACCAATCTCATTTTTCTAAAGCCTTATCGAGCTTACCTTCCATCCGTTCAAGCCGCTGCTTGATATGGCCTAGCTCAGCTTGGATCACTTGAACTTCCATACTTACCTTGTACTTACTCTCTTCAAGCTCACGCAAAGAGTTTTTAACCGCTCGGTAATCGAGTCCTACCATGCTGATAACAATGCCGATAATGGCCTTGATACCCATGTCTAACCAATAGCGCAGTTGGGTGAAATCGTGATCCGTCAATGTATCCTCCCACTGCCATAGGCATCTATCACGATAAGCTCTGCACTAGGCTCACCGTTCATAATGACCATGAACCTATCAAAAGCAGCTTTACTGGCAAGGATGCTTGTTTCTTTGTCTACTCGACCGTATTGCAAGCCAACTAGGATACACCCATGAGTGTCCTTGTGCGTATTTCCAGCATGAAAAAGAATGTGAGAACGCTCAGGTACATCCATCACCTGATACGTTACTCCAAAGCGAGGAGAGCGATGCAATTTAATAGTGTAACGACCAACAGGGATGCAAGACACCTGGCGCTCATTATTACGCCAGGCATCTTCTAGTGTTACCATCTCAGGCGAGTCATCAATACAAAGCACACCAAGCGTTGCGCCGTTATGCTCTGTAACTCTGACTAACCTGAGCTGCTTCATGCCTCTAGTGCCGCGATACGAGCTTCTAGTGCTTCTACTTTGGCGTTAAGTTCTTTGATAGAATTAACGGCTAAAGACATCATGTGGCCATAGCTTAATCCATCAGGCGTATTGTCTGCCGCATATTGGATAAACTCTGGCATCCCTGCTTCTAAAACTTCTTCCGCTATCAATCCCGCATATTGTGCAGAAGGATTAGTTTTGTCTTTGTAGTAAACAGGTCGAAGAGTTAATAACTCGGCTAATCCTTTATCATAATCTTCAACGTCTGTTTTGTATTTTATAGAAGAAACTGATCTGTAAAACGTGCCATCACTTCCTACGTACATATTAGCGCCAAGACCTAATGTGTTATTATAGGGAGAACCTGCAAGCGTTCCTGAGTTTATAAACCCATCATTTCGTATGTAAAACACACTAGCAGGTGTAGAGTTTTGTAATGCAAGGCATGTAGCTGTTGAATCTGCGGTAGTACCTTGTACAGAAAACCTATTGGTAGCTGCTGGAGTTAATCCAATTCCAACGTTACCTGCGCTGGTAATTCTCATCCGCTCGGCTGGCGAACCACTACCATCGGGGCTTGTGTTAAAGGTTAATCTTGTAGGCATATCATTTGAAGCACCAGGAATACCGTCAACTGCTGCTAAAATAATTGCACCACGAGTGTAATTGGTGCCATTAGCGCCAAAGAAATCTAACTGCCCTAAGCTATCGCCACTTTGCACAATAGTATTTGTACTAGCATCGACTCCACGAGATTTGTAGAATCTTACACGAGCACCACCTGCATCTGCGCTATATTGACCAAGGTCAGTAACATTACTAACAGCAAAATTAGTTCCGTTGTATGTTGCCTCGTAAATTATACCTTTCTGCAAATAGAGGAACCCATTCAAAGGAGTATTAGAACCTAGCCCTACGCATGTTTTAGCTCCAATGCCATTCACATTCAAAGTGACTGCGGCTTCAGCAGCGGTATAGAACCCTGAAATAAACCGAAAGACCTGACCTGTTTTGTATGCAGTAATTGCTGGGGTAGCTGATGCAGTTTGTGCCGCTGCTGTTCCTGCGGTTGTACCTAACCAAAGAAAATCACCATCCTGAACCTGGCCAACTTGAGCAGCATCATTACGAAGAGTGCCAGCAGCAAGGTTAGTAATCTTGTTACTACCCATGCTCAAAGCACCAGTCATTCCATTTTGACCAGTCTTGTTTAGGCACTGATCGATACCAGTGGTGAAATCGTTGTCTTGGGTATCATGACGACCAGCCTCGATACCAATGCCATTCGCTGCATCGCTAACCCATGTTGGATTTGCTCTCGTAAAGTTTCCCCCGCTCCAAGCCATTGTCGTCTCCTGATATTATTGTATTAAAGCCAAAGCTTCTTCAGTTGTTAATTCTCGTGATGATGGAGCCGATACTTGTTGTAAAGGCGTCATCATTTGCTCTTGAGGCAATCCATATCCAGATAAAGCTGGTGCTAATGCGCTACTGCGTAAGACTGTGCTTGGAATACCAGTAATCAATCCACCTTGCCCGCCAACACCTGCCAAAGCCTGACTTAATCGACTTAATCCACGACCAGCTAATTGTTGACCTTTAGGGGTGGCTAATAATCGCAAGCCCATTGCACCAGCAGCACCGGCTTCTGGTTCGCCAAACAATCCTCCTAGAGTAGCGCCTCCAACTAATCCAGCGCCGCCAGTAGTGTAAAGTTGCCGCATGGCATTGTTAATAATTGACTCTCCTTCTGTAGCTCTTTTGGTGCGTTCTATGATTGGTTCAACTACAATTAAGTCTTGCTTTTGTTTGTTAAGGTCTTTCACTTCAGGAGCATATTTTTCTATGTGCTCTTTCATTTCACGATAGAGCGTTCTCCAAAAACCTGGATCTGATTGTGGTGAGTTTTTCCAGTTTTCACCGATAATTTTCTTTTGTGTGTTCAGATAGGTAAGTTGACCTTTGCCTTCTCGCTTTAAAGCATCTGAATATCGCTCTAATTGAGAGAGGTATCTGTCTACGTCATCAGCAGCTACACGTTCAGATATATATTTCAATGTCTTATCAAAGGAGGGATTTGATATAGCTTTTGTGCGTTTTTGTAAGACAGATTGAATCTGATTTTCAATTCCCTCTTTAGCGTCTTGCAAACGGCCATACATCACATTGGGGTCAAGCGAATTGCCGAGAGTTTTATTTTCTATTACTTGATTCAAAGATTTTTGAACTTGAGTTTGAAAATCACCTTGAACGCTTTCAATAATACTGTTCCTAGCTGTTTTTGTATAATCAGATTTACGAGCACCCAGTGCTGTTCTTACTAAGGCTTCACCTGTCCTCTTTGTTAAAGGAGCTGCTGCTCTTGCCCCAGCGCCAATTACTGGAAGCAATCCGGCAACTCCTCCTCCAATGCCACCACTTAATGTGGCTAGACTGGCAATATCTTCTGCTGGAACTTCAACGCTTAAAGCGGGAGCTGCACTTAAAGCCGCTGAAACAGGCACAGCTCTTGCCAATGCCGGAACTAATGCTTGCCCTCGCTGAACAAGTGCTGCTTTTGGTATTGGAGCTTTCAAGGCGCCAGCTAATTCTACAATTGGTGCGCCACCAATAAGTGGTACAGACTCAGGAACAACATAACCTTGTTCAGTCTGTGCCGCACGACCAAGAGCTTTTAGTTCTGCTAACTTAGCTCTTTCTTGTTCAAAACTTGTAGCTGAAGGTTGTCCTGTATATAGACTTGCAAGGTCTGAGAAAATAGCAGATCCGCCAGCAGCTACATTTCCTGTTAGTCCGTAGGTGAGAGCATCAGCAAGACTTAATAGTCCACCTGCCCCAACGGCAGCAGCTCTACGATATGGAGAACTTACATCCAGTAAACTAGGTTCATAACTGGGTTGTAAAGATGAGGTTGAAACCATTGAAGTGCTTGAAAGATTTGGAGAACCTTCTAACAAACGCAATGCTTCTTCGGTTGTAAGTTCTTTATCAGCCATATAATTATGGTCTTACCCATCCCCCACCTGGTCCACGAACGAAACCAGCATCAAGCAATTTTTGGTCTGTTGCACTTACGTTGCTCGACAAATTACGTTCAGTTACATTCGACAAGTAGTCATAAATTGGAACACGATTTTCATTGTATCTACCGTTTTTGAACACTTCTTTTTCTTTATATTTAATCCAGAGCGAATCTGCTCCAACTGCGGAACCTTTTTGCGCTATGTAAGATTCAACAAAGTCGGCGTATTCCTGTTCCAAATCTCCAATAACTTCCATCTTACGAATGATTTTTTCATTTTCTGAAGGAGTATTAGAAGATGAGGGTCCAGCGCCGATAAGGATTTGATTTTCTTTTTCAGTAACAGCACCAGGAGATCGACCAATTTTAACTATATCGGGTTTGACGGAATCAAGAAGTTTAACTGCATCCTGCTTAGCTTGTTGTTCAGGACTAAAAACAGCCGCAACTCGGGAAGCTCTTTCTCGTAATCCTCCTAAAGCACCCCCAGTCATTCCAGCGGCGTCTACTCCTGCACGAGCAGTAGAGGTTATTTCATCAAACAATAATGCTCTTTCACGAGAACTATTAACGCGCTCTGCTGCACCTTTATTTGCACTCGTATCAACAGCAAGATTCTTTTCGGCGTAAACAAGAGCTTGATTTGCTGTCATTCCCATGTCCCTGCCACGCTGAATCAAAGCATCTCTACGGCCAGCTAATGTTTCAGGGTCGGTAATATTCAACGGTTTGCCAACAGTACCAGGTTGACCAATGACACTACCACCGCCACCGCCGCCGCCACCACCAATACGTCTTGCACCAGATAATTCTGCTGCTTTACGAATGTCTCGGTCGTAAAGTGCAGTGCCAAGTGGTCCTAAATCAAATTGAGCTACACCTGTTCGCTTAGCAACTTCCTGATCTACCAGTTGCTTCATAGCTGCTTGTTGAGCAGCAAGGCGAGTATTAACGCCTAACAGCTTTCCTTGCATAACAGTGTCAGGAGTTGATTCTATGATGCCTAAACGAGCCTGTGGACTCTGAGCTTCTAGCAGTTGTAGTCCAAGCTTATTAGCCTCTAGGGATTGTTCAGCAGCAGATTGTCTAGCCTGATAGCCAAGCAATCCGCTTATAAGAGCGCCACCTAAAGCTATGCCTATGTTCGTGCCAGCACCCTGATAAGGGTTCATCAAGTTAGGTAAAGACGAAGCCAATACCTGAGAGCTTGTGCCATATCCAGTTTCTGCTGGATCATAGTTAAGTCCAGCTAGTGCTCCGTATAAATCTTCACCTGCCATATTTTACCTTCTATTAGCTATTGCAAGAGGAACTGCGTTAGCAAAGCCAGTTGTAGCTGATTGCGTCGCAGATTGTTGTGGTTGTTGAGGTTGCCCGTACATACTTGCAACGTAATTAGCGTAAGCATTTCCATCTTGCGATTGACCGCCGCCACCTGATTTCTGTAGCTTTTGAGCTTGTTTGAACTTCTGTTCATTGAGTTGTTTTTCATACTCAAATCTTTGTTTCTCTTGCTCAGATGCAAATTGACCTTGCAATCCAGCAACGTATGGAGATTGAATAGCCTGGAAGTATTCTGCTGGACTAAGTGCAGTTTTATACGCTTGTCCAAAAGCTTGTGCATTAACACCGTAAGCAGCTTGCTCAGCAGCGTTTGCAGCTTCTTGTCGTGCTCTATCTTCTCTATCATTAAGATCACGCACCATAGCTTGAGCTGCTGGTGAGTTTGGATCTAACCCTCGCTCTGCAATAGCTTGTTGGGTTGATTGACGCTCTCGTCCAAACTGTTCTGCATTACGTCGCTCAAACTGAGATAACACGCTTTGTCGTGCTCTATCCATTTCTTGCGTGAAACCCATCTCATACTTCTTTTCCATCTCATACGGGTCAAATTCTTTAAACTGACCTGTAATATCAGTGTACGCTTCTCCACCCTGTCGCAGTGGTTGCTCTGCAAGTTCTTCTGGTGTTGGAGGTGCTGGCGTTGTAGGTGCTGTTTGAGTTGGGGTTGGCTTAGGCTTAGGTTTTTTCTCATCTTCCCGACGACCACGACCTGGCAGTGGTTTACCCCCAGATGTTACAAGATTGCCTTTTGGATCTCTGTAAACGCCAGGAGAAAGACGAGTAAGTCCCTTTGGCTTATCCTTAGGGTCTTGTGCCATTGCTCCCTTCTTTGGAGGCTTGTTAGCACTGCCTGTTGGTTTAGTTGTTTTCTTTGCCATAACTATACCTGACCACCCATATCGTATCTTATCTCAAATCCTAGTATTTGCATGGTAGTGTTTTTTAGTGAACCACCAAAACGTATTGCTGCACAATGACCTTGGCCTTTGGTAGCGTACCTATCAAACGTATACTCAACTCCTGATGACCAAGGACTACCCCAAGGACTGCCCCAAGGTGTATAGGTACTGGTTGGAGATGTTACGGACGTTATGGCAGTTCCTTGCCTGAAATCAGTGTCCAAACCAATGTTTAATGTAACGCCACGACGAGTTTTAAGGATAGGTCTAATATCTTTAAACGCTTTGTAGTTTGATCGTGATCCGTAAAAGCTAAATGCTCCAATAGCTGAAAAGGTAATTGCTTGGCTATCTGTAGAAGTTATTGCGTCAGCCTGACCTGTCTCGCCACTCCAAATGATACCAATAGAAGAAGCATAAAAAGGGAGCTTGTTAAACAAACAACTCGATAAAGCGTGTTCGTCTGTATAGAGTTTAAACTTAGTCCATCCCTTCGTATCAATCGAATATACTAGGAAATAACAACCTGAACCGGAAGTTGGCAAAGAGATGTATACTCGTCTGCCTTGTGGCCAGAAAAAGCCAGTCCACTCATGGTCAAACCCTACTTGAGTAGCAAGCTCAGAGATAAGAGGGTTAATACGATAGCTAAGTATGTTTAGAGCTTGCTCTGGGTCAGATTGAAAAAGCCCAGAAAGAGGTACAATACCTTGTTCAGTAATAACCCATATATCGTTGTTTACTCGTATAAAGGCTCTATACCCAAGAGGCCGACCGATGACGTAACGAGCTACAATGCCCCAAGTGGTAGGGTCGCCAGCGTAGACACCGTTGTAAAAGACTATCTCGCCTTCTGAACTACAAGCCCAAAAGTAGTCTTGGGAGGTTGTACTGGTTGTATTGCTGAAGCTACCAATACCGACAAGGTAGCCACCTCGTGTGAATACATAACTAAAGTCAAAGCTAGTAAGAGCAGGAGTGCCACCACTACCAGTGACCTGTAATCCACCATACCAAATCTTAGCTGTGTTCTTTTCTACAAAGTATAATCGCTCTTTGTAGGCTGTAACATTGACCAGATTGCTTAAAGTAACGCCAGTAAAAGTAAGATCAGAAAAAGCAGCAGCAATCCCATCCCATACCTGTGCATTATCTTGACCATTACAAAGATAAATTTTGTTATTATAAATAATAGTTTGCCAGTCGCCTGATGTTGGAACGGTTGTCCCTGTTCGATCTGTTACAGTGCCACCGGTTGTTACTGAATAAAGTTTAGTTTCCGTTCCAGCAATAAGAAGGTTAGTTGCATCAGCTTTAATTAAAGGAGCAACAAATTTGATTGCAGTTGCAACTCCTATATCTGCAAACTGGGTATAACCAAGACGAACGGTTGGAGCGGCATTGCCAGGAAACACGTTTACTAAGTCCAGCGCATAGGCTGGATCCATGTTATCAATCGGACTTACTAGGTCCAATCCCCCGTAAGGCGGGGATACTGTAAAACCCTGAAAAGCCATGAACTACCTTTTGTATGGCATCATTGGTTGATACTGTTGTGGATTTGACATTTGCTGTTGCATTTGTTGTTGCTGAACATTAAACGCAGGACTAGGCCCACCATAGATGCCTGTGTTTACCGATTGCTGTGGCATCTGTTGTGACATTTGCATTTGTTTCCACTGTTCAAATGATAGCTCAGGCATTGGCATATTCATTTGTGGGTTTTGCATCATTGGTGGTTGCTGTTGTCCACCTTGCTGCAAAAGTTGACTAATAGAATTAGGTCTTTGTGGTTGCTCAAAAGCATAATGTTGCAATAATTGATTTCTATCAAACTGCGGCATTTGAGGCATTTGTCCCATCATGTTGCCGATAGGTGCTGAACCTTGACCATCTTGTTGAGCACTGCCAGCAGGTGTACCAAGTGGAGCAGGAGGACGAGTAGCAATTTGTCCTGGTTGTTGCTGATTCATTGCATCAACTAAACGACTTGCTTGAGTAGGTTGTGTTGCAGGACGAGGGAGTTGTCTACCTGAGCTAGTTTGCAACTGACCTTTTGAACCACGATAGACACCAGGAGAAAGACGCTTCACTGATCCTGGTTTACCTTGAGCTAAACCATCAGCCATACTTGGCCCACCTGGTTTAAGGCCCCGCAAACGATCCTTTTCATACTGAGGAACAGCAATGCTAACTGTTGGTTCTTTTTTCATTGCAGTTTTTCTTGCCATATTACCTACTTTTTACCCATGTTTGATTGGAGCACATCACGGATGGATTTAGTTTTTTGTTTTTCTTCTGGAACTGATATTTGTGGTTTATTAACTACCGGAGCTGTTTGTCTTGATGTTGTAACAGGACGTGGAGTAACACCAGCTTGTTTTGCAAACTCTGAGCTACTCAACATTGCATTGATATTTGCTGTAACTTCTTCTTGAGTTTTAGCGTTAGACGTAGCGGCATTTACTAACATGCCGGTGTATTGCTCAGGTTTAACTTTACCATCTTGACCTTCGTAAATCTTACGAATCATCGGGTCAATTTGTGTTACTGCAAATTGAGCAAGAGGATTAGAAAAGTCTACATCCCAAGCCTGGCGAGTTTTCTTTTTATCAATATTTTCGCCAACATTTTGCAACTTAGTTTTACCATCTAAACCTACATTGTACTGCGAACCATCTGCTAAAGTAACATTGTAGGAATCATCAGCAACGCCTGTTTGCTTTAAAAGGCCACGAAAATCATCGCGCAATAGTTGTGCGTCAGACTTGCCAGTTGTCATCATTTTACCAATGGAACGCTTGCCCATCATACGAAGAGCAAGGTTTGGAAGTCCTCCAATTCCTCCTGTTCCAACCATTAAGCCGGTATTTATATAATCTTCTCTAGTGCCTCGGCCACGAAGTATATCTTTCATGCCGCCTTCCCAAAGTTGATTTAAACCAACTGCTCCAAGAGCTGCAATTCCACCAATGGCACCAGCACTCATTCCTGCGGTACCTGCTCCCGCTCCTGCTCCCGCACTAGCAGCGCCAGCTGTGCCAGCTCCAGCAACACCAGCCGTTCCAGCTGTGCCAGCGGTAGCAGCTCCAGCGGTTCCACCCAAAGCACCTGCTCCACCCAATGTTGTAGGCATTGCAACTGCGCCAGTGCTAGCGCCAGATCCAAATAAACCTGCAAGATTCGGAAATCCACTTAAGGCTTCTTGAGTAGCGAGCAAGCCGCCAATGGTACCAGCAGTTTGCGCTAGAGCATTACTTTGACCTTGTCCAGCCTGTTCTCGTGCTCTTTGTTCTGGTGTTTTTGGTGCTCCAAATCTTTGTTCAACCATCTGCACAGCTTGCATTGCTGGTATGCGTTGGCTTTGTAGCCAAAGGTAATACGCTCTTGGGTCTTGCTGGGTTATAGCTGGTTCTTGTCCATTCATAATTATATCCAGGTACCAAACACTGCTACACCGTTTCTAGCAAACATTGGATCACGCATGTGACCTCCGGCATACAACACTTTGCCGTTCTGATCTCTGCTAAACTCTTCGTTTAGTTGCATATCAAATCGTGGGCGTATGCTGTCTAAACCGTGAATCTCTGCAAACCTTTCTAGGATACCTTGCTCAAGAAGTTTTTCTTGGAAAATACTTTGGTCTGTATTGGCTAAGAATTGATTGTAAGGACCGCTATAGTAGTCCCATGTCACACCACCATCAGACACGCTTCCGCTTGTGTGCGTAGGTACTGTGCCTCCTGTAGTCCCACCAGCAGTGGTTTGATAGTAGTTGCCGTTATAGAAGCAATAAGAGTTGGCAGCAAATGCTGTAGAGGCGGTCCAAATTACTGGACGTACTGACCGATCTGCAATGTACTCGAAAATAATTACATCACCGCCGTATGTAGCTCCTGGGGTCGGAGAGATAAGAAGTTCAGAGTTAGTAATACCTCTGATTTGAAATCTTTGATAAACGGCGGTGTTAAGTCCAAAACCTTGAATCTCCGCAAATTCTTGAGGACTCATTGGCCCAAGAACTCTCCAACGAGTGCTTTGGTTCCAAAAGGTTTCGTAATGATAATAAGAAAAAGCCGCTGGTAGTTGGTAAGTTGCCTGACCTCCTACCAGCGTTATTGAACCAGAAGCGTAACACTTGGGCCATGGATACGCTTCAAAGATGTCACGGTTAATTCTATTTGCGATAGCAAGGAGCTGCTTAGTTGTAACTTCATTGGAGGCGAGAATGTTAGTCTCGACTGTATAGCCAGCTTCGTTTGCTACGTTTTGAATAACCGTTGAAATCGTCATACTTTTTTAGGTCGTCCTCTTCTTCGCACTTCTGGTGCTGCGTCTCTTTCATCGTCAGCTTCGATGATATCTTCTTCCAGAGCTTCAACAGGCGTTGCTAATGCCTGAGTAGAACGGATCACCTCCTTTCGTTGGTCACGAAGGTCAATGCCCTCGTTAGCTTCGACACGCTGCAAAAGAAGCTCAACCTTATGCTCTAGTGCTTTGCGCCGAGAAGTTTCAACGTCTAACAACTGCTTAAATTTAACTACTTCACCTTGATCTGATTGTGCGGCTTCTAACCAATCTTTGGCTAATTTTACGAACTTAGACAAGGGGCCAAGTTTTCGTTTTACTTCGTCTGATGCAGCGGATAACTGCTCTACCGTCTTAAAGCCAAGGTACTGCAATTCACGCATTGCTGAACCAGTCATCAATGGCCATTCAGCCAAAGGTGAACCTTCGGATACTGGGTCTGAACCGGCTTTAAATCGAGCGTAAATTTCTGGGTACTCTGCCATGTCCTGCGGCTCAATTTTACGAACCGTCTCATCCATGCCAGGCCATTGGATAGAAATGGAAGGAATCTCGTCAAAAATAGGACGACCTTGCGCTAACGACTTTTCTCGGTTTTCGTTATAAGCAAAGAAGAATTTGACGTTTGCACCACTGTATCGTTTCTTTGGCTGCGAATTACCGCTCATTATGCTCTGCCAATCAATTTGTGCCATTCATAGCTCCTATAAAGGTAAATAGGCTAAATGCCTAAATAACTTTATATCACTAACCTTCGATGACAGTAACAGTGTTAATTGGACTGCCTGAAGTCTGATAGGCCGTTACAATCCCAGAAGGGACAAATCCTTCTGTAAATCGCAATATGTTTGAGCCAGCAGTGCTTGGCAGTACATAACATTTATTGGTTGTAGTCGGCACAATACCAGTTAAGGTTTGCCCTTCAATTCCAATAGCTATGTTAGCTGCTGAATTGTTTTGAATAATCAACAACTTACGAAATGGCTTTGCAGTTAAAATAGTTACGCTAGTTGCTGTCGCCATTGTAGGCGTAGTGGTTGTTGGATTGCCGCCGTATGCTGTCATAGATCACCTAAAAAATTGGGGGCTTTTCACCCCCATCGAAGCTATGTAGCTTTTGTGAACTTGAGATAGAAGTAAGAAGTGCCATTCGATACTACTACAAAGCAGTTAGTATCAGCATCAGCATCTTTTACAACACCTACAAAACCAGCACCAACTGTAGCAGGAGCACCGAACGAAGTCGTAAGCTCTGCTGCTGTTGGTGTAGTATCACCTACGTTGTTGATTGCTTGCTTGGTACGAATACCAGCAGCAGTAGCAACTACCTGTCCGGTAGGTGTTACGGTGCCACTGAAAACGCCATCAGCAGTTGCCGAAGCAAGCTCTGCTGGCATACCAAGTCCAATCAATGTGGTTGCGCTTGCCATAAATTCTCCTAAAAAAGAGGGGTTTTTACACCCCCCTTAATTCTTAGTTCACCTTAAGGTGCGCTACAGAGCCAAGCTCTACAGCAGCCGCGCCAGTGGTGGCCGCAAGTCCAACAACATAAGCAATCTTAGTTGTTGAAGCATCGTCAGCTACGCCAGCAGTTGCAGTTGTATTAAGGTTAGCCTTGGCAACATAGCTTGCAGCAAGTTTGCCCTTGATTCCCTTTCCAACTCCACCGCCGTTGAGTCCACCGACCCATACCCATCCGTACTCGTTGTCAGCGAAAGCTATTTGAGCTACGCCAACAAGAAGTCCTTGTGAGCCAGCGTTCGTAGTAGTGAGCATAGCGGCTTGGCCGTCTTGCTCAATTTTTACGAAGCCATACTGGTCAATAGCACCATCAGCCTGAACAAACACAAATTCACCCTCTGGCATACTTCCAACGGCACGAAGCTGTGCTGGAAGAGAGAGATTATCCGTGGTTGTAAAGGTTTTTAAATAATTAACTCCAAACGATCCACTCTGTGACATATTCTGTTACCTCCAAAATTAAGCGTAAATAACAGCCTGAAGTGCAGGAGCAGCGCAACAGAGGTTTCCTTCAACGATAATAACCGTGAAGAAAGCATCTTGATCCACTGGGCGAGCCATTTCAGGAGCCAAAGGCTTGAAATCTGCGCCTCGAACTAAATCCATCGACCAGTACTTCGTATTAAGAAGTCGGCATGAATTAGTCTCAAGCACTGAAGAACCGTATCCACCGTCGAATACGAAATCGCATCCGTCGTACTGAAGCACACGGAATCCAGCTACAGCTTTCTTGGTAGGAAGCTGAATACGCTGAATAGCGGTGAGAGAGCTGTGGAGGTACTTCCAAGCAACACGATCCATGACTCCAAGGTCAGGCTGTTCATCGCCACGAGTAACTTGCGAAATCGCGTCGGTGATAGTCTCTTGAACGTTAGAAGCAGAGAGGGTTGTATTTACTGCAAGGTTGCGTGCCCAAGCATTTGATACGCGATCAATGGTTCCGTAGGTTCCGCTCGATGGAGATGTAGAAATTGCTTTCTTCAAACCATCAAACTCAAGTCCGCTGCTTCCTGTTCCATCGCCACGAAGGGATGTAGAAACTGTGTTCTTGAGACGAGCTACAGCAGCCTTAATCTTGCTTTCTGCAAGGTCAAGGAGAGCTGCTTCGTCACGGTTAGCACGTCGATCACGTCCAGAGATTGCTACAGGCTCATAGCACTGCTTGATAGCAAATCGGAACGCCGTAAGGTCGTCGATTGCAGCAAGGTTAAACGAATCAAATCCAGCGTAGAAACCACCCTGAGCTGCATCATTGTACATGATGGGCTTGCGGAGTTCATATCCACCAGAAAATTTACGAATGAGACCCTGATCGTCAAGAGATGCAAGAACTGGGTTGTGATGAAGAACTTCATCAGCAATAGCATCCGACTGATCGAAAAGGGTCGCTACGATTGCCTCTTCCAAATTAGCCATTTTAATTATCCTCTAAAGTTTAGTGGACAACCTAGTAGCTATGATTTGACTAATCGCCAGTCATGCGCCGCCGCAGGTTATCCCGAATATCTTTCGTTACTACCCTGGGGGTTCCGCTGCCAGCAGAGCCAGATATTGATCTAGCAGCTTGCTTTGCCCTTTGCGTGGCTTGCATTTGCTGCTGTATGACCGGTTTCGCCTGAAGTTTTTGATTCAGGTTGGCAAATACCGGATTACCATTCACCACATAATTATAGGCAGTTTCTAGGATCTCCTCTTGGGAGCTATATCTGCCTGTTTGGGTTAAAGCTCGTACCACGGGGGCCATCTCACCTTCCAGTTGGGAAGCTGTTTCTGGGTCGCGGAACAAAGGCTTCTGGTTCATGAAAGATTCTACAATCTTTTGATTCATGTACTCAACTGCCTTTTTTTCCTGCTCAGCATGTAGGGACTGCCAACGTTCGTCTGCAATTCGCTCTGCATCAGCACGAGTAAGATAGTCTTGTTCTACGCTATGAGCTTCTGTTTGGTTTTCTCCAATAAGTTCTTCAGGAGAAATGCCGTAGGATTCAAGCCATTCACGGGCTGTGGCATGAGGGCTATTCTTCATTGCTCGATCCCAAACAACGGAGCGTTTAGCTACATCCTGTATTGAGATACCCTCTTTAGCGTAGTCTTCCTCGTATTGTTTAATGGTGTTGTAAACTGTCGAGTTGCGCTCGATTAACTGATTAAGCTCTTGAGCCTTACGGTCATACTGAGTCCGAGTTTCGTGAGCACGTCGATTAAGGTAGCCTTGAAGGACATGGGAATTCTGAGACGTCGGACTAAGAAAAGCCTCTTTCTCAGCCTTGTTCATATCAGCCGGAGGAGCATAAACAATTTGCTCAGACTGTGCCGCTGGTGCAGAAGTTTTAACCTCGAAATCCTCTTCCTTGGTTTCTTCAACTGCTTCTGTCTTACTTACTTCATCATTTTGACTATGAAGTTGTTTACGCAATGAATGACGAATTTGTAAGTCAGTTTCATTTCGATCTGGCGTTACATCTTCAGGAGTTACTTCGGTTACATTATCTTCCATTTCTGTACCTATCTATCATTTTGGCTTTTATGTTTTGGATAAGTTTACGTTCAGATGCACCAGATTCTCGTTCTGTTGTGTATCCTTTGTCGTAAGCATCTCCGACTTCTTCGGCACCAGCAGCACGATATGCCGCCCTTAACTTGCTTTTGCTTGTGTAAATCTCTCTAGGATTTAATGGGTTCCTAGTCGGTGGCATCTCATCATGAATAAAGTTATGCGCAGCGTTTGCATGAACGCGTACCATAACTTCTTCAACTGGAACTACTTTTCCTTGTATTGGACACCACTGAAATAGTTTATGTTTTTCTGTCATCAGTTGTTTGTTTTTTAAAATAACAATTACGAATCAAAATCCTCTATAGCTAACATCATCAAAGCACGAATTTGTCGTTGTTTTCGCAATGCTTTTTGCTGACTTTGATACTGTTGAATAAGATCAGTAATTTCTTGTTTTTGAGATTCTGAAAACACATATTCAGGTTCGCTGATTGCTTCTATTATTTCAGCTGGCGCTGCTTCTGTAGCTAACTGTTGTTTGATCTTAATTTCAAATGGCTTACGACTTTCTGGCTTAAGCGGTTCCTTTCCGCTTTGTCGCGCTTTAAGAATTTGCGCAGCTACATTTTCTTCATCGAGCTCATCTTGCTTGCGCTTTTTACGAGCTTTGCGGATTCTCTTATCAAGAATGTCCGATGTATCAACATAGGTAATTCCACCTGTTATCTCCAACAGTGGGAAAGTTAAGGTAGAGGCGAGCAGATTAGTGTTAATAATTTTATCATCTTGAAATACTACAAGAGGATAAAACGTTTCAGATGATGGAACTAAATTACAGTTAACATTAACTGCCCCAGTACTTACCGCGGCAAGAAAAAACTGCTCACTTGATGCAATCAGTGTTGTTGAAATGAATGCTTGATTAGTAACTGAAGCATTGAAAAACGTTTCGCCACTAAGTATCAAATCGCATGAGATAGCCTGATCTGCAAATGCCGTAATTCGTGGTAACCTGTTTCTTAATGCCATAGTTAACCTATATCAATAAGTGGCAATTGAAACCTATATGGATGATCAATTGTAAGACTTGATTGCAAGCCCCACTTCCAAGCTAGGTACCCTTCTGTTTTATATTGCAAATTAAGATCCAAACGGTTGGCTATAACAATTTCATATAAAATACCATTTAGCGGATCGTTAGTTCCATTTAGGTACGCGCCAATGGTTGACGTTCCAGTTGTTGCAATTCCTGTTGGAAAAACTGAATAGGCTCCATTTGTGCCATTTCTTCTACAAGAAACTGTAGTTGATGCGGTTCCAATATCAATTCCAGTAGTATTGTAAGTCACAATATCTGTAGCTACCTTAGGCAAATTAAACGGGAAATCCTGAACATTATTTCTAAAAATAGCGTAATTATTAGAGGCAGAATATCCTAGCCCTAGGCCAGTGCTAACAGATGTTTCAATAAAACCTTGGTAACCTGCACCATTTACTTTAACCACAATAAACGCACTTATTGGTGGGCTACTCCAAATTGTTGATGCTCCCTGTAAGTACTTTGTTGTCGCTGCAAAGTTAACACCAGGCAGATAGTTTTGAGAGTTTTCAACTAGTGAGGGTTGGCTTCCAGAAGTTGCTTGAGTAAACGAAGATTGAGAGCTGCCCTTGTCTTTCCAATTCGATACCTGACTGCCGGTTCCAAATTCAAAACTACTGCGGTCAGCAGCGTCTAGCCATATAATAGGATTAAGAACTTTGGGCGTCCAAAGTCTACGTTCAATGATAGCTGAATCTGTTAACGTAATCCCGCGTGGCACTAAGTGACATCCTCGTTATAGGCTTCCAAGTTCAACGTATTGCCGCTAGCAGCAAATGCAACACCACTATTATTTAACAATACAAATCCATCTGAAAATGGATAGAGACGCACCATTTCAAAGATGACTTTTTTAACACTGGTTGTAGTTGTTAATGGGAGAACATAACTTTCTAGTCCAGTCGTAATATCTTCAGCAGTTCCGCTATATCGACCAACATATCGTATAGTCACACTGCCGCCTGTTGCTGGAGTAATAGATCCAAGGTCCAACGTCAGCCGAGCGTATAGGTTTCTATTGCTAGAATTGTCATACGTCATTACTGATGAAGTAGATCCATTTGCTAATGAATTAAGAGCAGTCCCTGCAATGTTAGTGGCTGCTATACTTGTCGACCATTTTGCTGTTGCCATTTACTTTCGTGCCTCTGCAATTATTTGTGATGTTACAGAAATCTTATGATACTGCGCCCAACTTTGCTGCTGATTGATAAGAGCGTTTATCTCAACAACTGATTGAGGTGTAATAATACCATCAACAACTAGTTTGTTTATGTTGCTAGTAAAATCAATCAAAACCTGTGGGTCTGTAAAATCAATAGTTGTTATCAAATTAACTACTGATAACGCAGTTAAGGCTAACAGTTTATCATCTAACTCTACTGCTGAAGCTGCTTGCAATTCTATTTTCGCATAGTCGCTATTACGAATAAGAATAGTGCGGATATCAGTGGCTGTTACTAATGATGGTGACAACGGAAACGAACTATCTGAAGCATTTAGTAGGTTAACGATTAGCCAATCAGGCACGCTTGCTTTTGAACCATATTGCGGCTCGTAAGCAATTTCGATCTCATCAATTTTAGTTAAGAGGAGTGGATCTGTCATATGTTATCTATAAAGCAAATATGCCACTAGCATTGAAAGTTATTGTAATATTTCCACCGTTAGGTGTTACAGGCAATCCGCTAGCTACGACATCAATATACGCTACAAGGGACGAAGTTGCTGCTGTCCCAGTGTCTTTATAGATAATGAGAGCTTCTACACTAGATCCAGTTACAGAAGTAAATGTTACATCTGCTGCATCAAACACACCGTTTGTAACTGTCTTAGTTCCAAGTGTTTGTGGTGTTCCTATTGCTGCTGCCGAAGCAGATGAATAAAACTCATGTGCTGTGCTGTATGTATAAACACCAGTATCTATCAATGCAATTTTGATAGTGTCGTCTACCATATCAACCGCAGTGCCGGATGTGGTTCCAAGCGTTCCAGGGTTAAGAAACTTTTCTTTTGTTTTTGGATAAATTGCATTTGCCATATACTAAAATTCCATTCCAATTAGGTTGCCGTTTTCATCTGTAATTAGTTTTCTATCAACTGGTTCTTCACTTATCTTTATTGATACAGGATTTCCATTCTCATCATTTATAAGTTCAGCCCTTCTCTTTTTAGAAGATATTTTAGCTGCTGGCTGCATTGAACTATTAGCATTAAAATTCTTTGTTTGTTCCATGCTCATGCGGATCCGGTCAAGTTGAGTATCAGTTTGCAATCTGCGTTCTTCCATGAGCTTTTCAGACTCAGAGAGTTTAATTCGCATTTGCTCAAGTTCAAGTTTTTGCAACTCAAGGATCTGCGCCATGCGGTTTGTTTCTTGAGTGATAGCTTGCTTGTTAGCATCCGACTGACTAGCTGATTGAACTTTAAGCATTTCAACTTGAACACCAGATTGCTTAATCTGTACTTCTTGTTGAGCAATCGAAAGTTCTTGCTGTTGAATGTATTGGCCAAACTGTTGGTCTTGAACTTTAAGTTGAGCGTCAAGTTGATTGCGTTGCATCTGTAGTTGCTGGTCTTGATAACTAAGTTGGTTCTTAGTTGACTTGTCCTGCATTTCCATCTGTGCTGCTTGTAGTCTAGCTTGCGACTCAATCTGAGCTATTTGCAGCCGACCTTGAACTTCCTGCATTACAGGGTCTGGCGGTGGCGGTTGTTTAGCTGCCTCTTCTTTCGCTTTAGAAATCTCACCAATTTGCGTAAGAGCTTTCGTAAACAGGCCATCGATCTCTTTGCCTCCCTTGTAACGTTTGATCATGTTTTGGAACAACGAGATAGAGAAGTCGATCAACGGAGGATATTGGTCTATCAAACCACGCATTTGGTCGAAGAAAGCACCTGCTGTTTGAATCAGCATAGTTGCTTCTTGTTGTTGCTGTTGTTGGTCGATAGCCATCATAGAATCGGTAGCGATTTGGATTCGATAGCTTCTCTTCTTATCGTCTCGCAATATCTCTAAGATTTGTCCTTTAACCCTATCGATTTCTTCCAACGGATCATATGGCGGTGGCATTGGTGGAGCCATCTCCGGCATTGGAGGCATCATACCTGTCTCATCACCTGGCATAGGTGGTTGCATAGGTTCTGGTGCGGGAGGAGGTGGAGGAGGCGGTGGCAGAGTAGGCTCAATAAGAGCGTCTGCATCTGCAACATCAAAGATAGTCTCTGGCTCAAATACCTCAGCGATAATGGTTGCAAGGTTACTGATAGAATCAGAAACAAACTTAGCAAACATGTTTTGTCGCACGATGAGTCCCATCGACGACCATTGATTCTCAAGTCTGTTAGCTGTTGCAGACTTGTACTGCTCTGAAGTACCACGAAGCAAGTCGCTTACTTTCAGTGTTTCATAAAGCTGCTGTAAAGCGTTCTGTCTAGCGCCTTGAAGGATGTTTAAAGCGTTTATGTATGGTTCTATGTTCATGGACTCAATGCCATTTGCAAGACCACCACGTTGCTTATAAGACGGCCAGTTAGTAACTGGGATGAGCTTTAGATCACCAGTCATAAGCATTTCAACTTGATTCCCCAAAGTCGCGTCGTAGAGGCTATTCGTGCGAATGGCCTGAGTAACAGCGTGGATACGGGTTGTAAGCCGCTCGACTTCGAGGATCTGGTCTTTTACATGGCTGTAATCCGAGACAGGAATAACGCTATCGGGATCAGCAGACTGACGAATAACAGAGCAAGGGAAAAACTTTTCAAATCGAATCGGAGGTTCTGAGGTTTCAATAAGGGTCTTATCTCCACCTTTTTGAAGCCAATAAACCTTTCGTGAAGGCCGGTCCCATATCTCATATAGTTCAGCCTTTCCTTCGTAACGGTCATCTTGTCGGGCAATATCTTTTTTTATAACTTCTGGATAACTGTCGTAGCTAAGTTGTTCAGCAATTTCTGAACCAAACATGCTTTCTGCTTGGCTTCGATCCATAAAGGCTTTACGAGCTTGCCAATCGATCTCTGCTTCACTACGAGCATCGTTGCAGTAGTAGTCGTTGTATTGCACAACTTCGAGGATAGCTCTTTCGCTAGTTTTCTTCTGAATCTCCATCCCACCGATAAGGATGCCACCTTCACGTTCTTCTAGTTCTTCTTCGTCGCCCTCGTAGTCGTTGCCGTTACCGTCAATCAACTTACCTTCTGGGTCACGAATAACTGCGTACTCTTCATAAACAGTTTCAAATTCAGCAACATAACGAGCCCACAAAACTGCTTGACCAGTCAGCAAAAATTGCAGAGCAGCTTGATAACCAATCTTGTCGAAATCAAAATGAACATCCATTGCGTATTGGGCGTTACGCTCAAGGACAACAGAACCAAGCTCATACGGTAGACTTCCTGAACGTTTGCGTAGGTTTACTTCTGCTTTGGGAGTTGAAGAATAGTAAGCAGGAAGAAGAGTATTAGTACAATACCACCAAACATTAAGTCGTCTTTCTGCGTCATTAAGAACACCCACCTGCTTTTGAGCGTTGTATACACGAATGCTTTCTTCAGCAGCTTCTATAAACTTTTTGCGACGTTCTTCCGCACGAGTAATCTCATTTTTCCACCAACGACCACTATACTTTTCAACAGTAGGTTTAGGTTGAACTTTCATATTTTTGCTCGTTGGTTGTTTTGTCTCATCTGTGAAATGTATGCTTGCAACTTAATCAACCCTTTATTGAAAACCTCAACGGGTTGTTCCCACTTCGCGTCAAGTAGTCTAGCTTTACACATATAACGTAAAGCATCGACGGCATGATCGTTTCCGTTTGTATCTAAATCTTCTGGGTTGCGCTTGTCTATCGTCATGGATGGTAAAGTCTCTAGCAAGTATTGGCAATTAGCAAAGATATAGAGTAACGGCGGTTTACCCACCAACCTTTGTCTAATTTGTGACCAGCCTGAAATACGGTTGTTATCTGCTGGCCTAAAACTTGGATGTTTGTACTTAGCAAAAACGACATTAAACTGGTCGTTAATGCTTGGTCCACCTTCATGGCTAAAGATACTAGGGTCAGCTACAGCTATTGGATTTTCTCCGATGGAAGCTGCTGCAATTCTATTCGCTTGCTCAACATTATCAACTCCCTTGGAGTGCATCTCTCGATATATGACAATGCTTCCTTTTGGATATGGCACTTCATTACCTTTATCATCCCGTCCAGAACTAACAGCACCCCATACAGCGGCGAAAGGAGAACGATAACCCCAATCATAACCAAGGTAGCGAGGCCAGTGTTTAGGTAGATTAAAAGGAGCGATAATGTGTTTCCCACTGAACTCAGGAAAATAACTACCTTCGTGAATTTCGAAATCTCCTTCAAGCCAAGCTCTGACAAGTTCTGGACTACCGACCATGTGCAATCGGTTGATGTACTCAGGATCTCTAGCAAGCAAGATTTGGTTGTCATGCACTCTCGACGGTATATAAATGTAATCAAAACTACTGCCATTAGGCAGCTTTTTCTCTAGTACCTGCATCCCTTTAGGAGCTGGTTTGATAAATAACTCTTTCAGCCATCCATGACCGACACCACCAGGGTTGAACGTAAGGATGACCTGACCGCCTCCCTTGCCTCGTAGAGCGCCGAACAGCTTCCAGATAGGGGAAGGGTCAGAGTAGTTACCAGCCTCTTCTATAGCGCAATCTGACAGGTTCTGGCCTTGATACTTTTCGGCATCATTATCATTGCCTAAAGGTCTAAAACGTAGGCGACCACCCGATAAGAAGGTAAACTGCTTCTTCTGGTCCTGCCAATGGGCTTTAAGCGGTAAATATATCTGCTTAGCCCTTTCAATAAGGTCATCAGCTTGAGGTAATTCTTTACGAAAGAAGATAGCATTAAAGTCAGCCCCTAACTGTTCTTGCTTAACAGCAAACTTACCCAAGACCC